TCTCATTTCCCGCAGAAAACCAAAAATCCAGATTTTTTTAATTTAAAAATTGGCTAAAAATTGTAATTAACGGAAATTTAATCTAAATGACCGAAGAAAATCGTACTAACCGCGAGAAAGAAATCTATGCAGAGGTCGGCGAAGACACCACCCTGCGGCCGCTGGTGCATCATGTCGTCTATCTGGAGTCCGAACTGGAAGCCCTGGAGCTTATGCCGAAGCTCCGGATCCATCCGAAGGACCCGACAAGACAGAAGGCCACACCGGCCGCAAAGCTGTACAAAGAGTACATGCAGCAGTACCTGAATGCGATTAAAATCCTGATGCGTCGCGCAGGGGCAGACGAAACCGACGAAGACAGCCCGCTCCGGGCATGGTTTAAAGCACATGCTGATCACTGAAAGAAAAATATGGACGCCGGACAATTCCGACTTGCTTAGATACAGGGAAATGGCCAAATGCGGCGACGTAATAATCGGCCAGGACCTGCAGATAGAGCTGGACAACCTGGCGGAAGACATTGAGACCGAGCGCTTCGGCTACAACACGACCGACGCAGTCCTACGTATGGACTTCATGGAGCATTGTATACGGCTTACCAAATCGCCGTATTACAACAAGCCCATGGTGTTGATGCAGTGGCAGAGGGCGCTGATCGAAGCTATTTACAGCTTCAAAATGCCGGACACCGGCCTGCGGCGCTTCTGGTCCGCCCTGCTGCTGATCGCGCGAAAGAATACAAAGTCAGAGACATGCGCCGCGCTGGGATGTACAGAGTTCTTCCTTGGACCGGCCGGCGCGGACATCGTCCCGGCATCCAATGACGACGCGCAGGCGTCCATAGTCTACGACGCAATCGACACTATGCGGAAGCTGATCGACCCGCGCGATCGGGACAGCCGCAGGAACCAGCGCTTTATACGCAACCTGTCCAACGACACGAAAATTTTCAAATTGTCCGATCGTACCAGGAACAAAGAAGGCCGTAACATTGACGTCGCCTTCGTGGACGAATCGCACGAAATGAAGGACAACATTATCGCGAAGTCGATCGAACAGTCCCAGTCACTGAAGCAGGAACCGCTTTTTATAAACCTGACCACAGAAGGCTTCGTATTTGACGGATATCTGGACGAAGAGCTGAAGAAGGCCCGAAAAGTCATCTATCAGGAAGACCCGGACAATCCGGCACTGATCCACATGCTCCCATGGCTGTACACCCAGGACAGCGAAAGCGAGATCTGGAACGGAAACCGTGAAAATCGTCTGTGGATGAAGTCGAACCCGACGCTTGGGACAATCAAGAAATGGGAATACCTTGAAGCGCAGGTTGCGGCCGCCAGGGAATCGAAATCTGACCGCATTTTCGTCCTGTCGAAGGACTTTAATATCAAACAGACCGCGGTACAGTCCTGGCTGAACGAAGAAGATTTTGACTATGACTGTGAATTTGACATAAGCCAGTTCGACGGAGCCTATTGTCTGGGAGCTGTCGACCTTGCAGAAACGACCGACCTGGTATGTGCGCGCGCTTTGATGATGCGCCCGGCAGACGGCCGAAAATTCATCGTAGCGCACTACTTCATTCCAGAGAGCAAATTGAAAGACAGCGACGACGCGGCAGAGGGCGCGAAGTATTCCGAATGGGCCGCCGCGGGGATCCTGACCATCACCGAAGGCAATGACATAGACCTGTCGATCGTTGCGGACTGGTACCTGCATCTATACAAAGATTACGGGATTAAGATGTGGAAATGCGGCTATGATCAGAAATTTGCAAAAGACTGGATCAACCGCATGGAAGCGCTGGGATGGACGAAGGCCGGAAGCGATCCGGATCTGATCATGATCCTGCAGAACGCTGAAACACTTTCGAACGCCATCAAGCTGGCGGAAGCAGACTTTAAAAGCCGCCTGATATGGTACGACTGCACAGCCTATAAAGGCCGTGAAATGGAACAGTGGAACCTGCGGAACGCGTGCCTGAAGGCAGACGACAAAGGCAAGTGTCTGATCGTGAAGCAGAAGGCCGCGAAGAAGATAGACGGAGCCGTTTGTCTGGTGATCATCTACGAGATGTACAGACGATACAGGACAGAATTCAGGGAAATCACGAAGAACGCTTTCCCGGATCCGGAAAGCGAAGGGTAAGAGATGGGAATTTTTGAAAAGATTTTTCGCAGGCTGCCGACGCGGTGGCGCTATGCGCCGACATTAAGCGGATACTCTCCGACCTATCCGCAGTTCGGCAGCAACATATACATGTCTGACGCGGTCCAGCAGGCCCTGAAGTGCATCGTTGACGAAGTGAAGAAGCTGAACCCGACGCATATCAGGATGGTCGACAGTGAGCCGGTACCGGTTCCGTCGTCGACAATATCCGCAGTCCTGGCTGATCCGAATCCGCTTATGACTACAGCGGAATTCCTTGAAAAAACGACATGGCTGTTACTGCTGAATTACAACGCCTTCATAATCCCGACATATTACACCTGGACGGACGAAAACACCGGCCAGGAACGCCGCTATTATGAAGCGCTGTATCCGATCAAGCCGTCACAGGTCAATTTCATCGAAGACGCCGCCGGCCGTTTGTTCGTCCAATTCTTTTTTGCCAACGGCGAACAGACCACACTGGCCTATGATGATGTGATACACATCAAATACAACTATTCAGTCGGCCAGTACATGGGCGGCAATGAAGTCGGCCAGCCGGACAACGCGGCACTTCTGAAGACCCTGCAACTGAATGAGACACTGCTGCAGGGGGTGGCCAGGGCAATGAATGCATCCTATGCAGTCAACGGCATCGTCAAATACAACACGATAATGGACGACGGCAAGACGGAGAAAGCCCTGAAGGAAATGGAGCGCAAGCTGCAGAATTCAGAATCTGGATTTCTTCCGCTGGACCTTAAACAGGAATTCACGCCGCTGGAACGCCGGACGGAGCTGGTAGACGCGGACACGCTGAAATTCATCGACGAGAAGATCCTGCGAAATTGGGGCGTGCCGCTTCCGATCCTGACCGGCGACTATACGCAGGCACAGTATAACGCCTTCTATCAGAAGACCCTGGAGCCGATCATCATCTCCATGTCGCAGGCAATCACCAAAAAGCTGTTTACACGGCGCGAAAAGGCTTTCGGCAACATGGTCAAGCTGTACCCGAAAGACCTGATCTTCATGTCTGTCGAGCAGACGCTGGAGATGATTGAAAAGCTGGCACCTACGGGCGCGCTTTTTGAAAACGAGAAGCGCACAGCTTTAGGCATGCGGCCGCTTCCGGAGCTGGCGGGCAAGCGCTACATGTCGCTTAACTGGATCGATGCAAATCTGGCCAGTGAATACCAGGCCAACAAGATCAGCGGCGCCAGTGTGGAAATCGTAGACGAAACCAAAGAGGACATATAAATGGACACACCGCAGAGCCGGAACGAAGCCATATTACAGAACATTCTGGGAGCCGACAATGTTCTGCCGCTTCCAGAAAGCCGTATAGAGGAAATTCTGCAGGCGATCCTGTACGACGAATCTGTGGACATGGAAGCGCAGAGCCGTAACGAGTCGATCCTGCTGGCGATCCTGAATGGCGGCGAATATAACGACCCGCCGCAAAGCACGACCGAAGAGATCTTACTGGCAAAGCTGTATGGCACGACATACACCAAACAGCCGCAGAGCAGGATTGAAAGCCTGCTGATCGAATGGCTGCAGGTACCCGTCGGCCCGGCATTGCTTCAGACGGCAGAGGGCGACACGCTGGAAGATAACGCGGGCAATATGCTGATATCTGGAAAGAGGGCGAGAAATGGGAATTGAAGCGAAGAATTACGAGCGCAGATCATACGATTTTGAGATCAGGGCGCAGGAAAACGAGGAAGACGGCATAGTCATCCTTTCCGGTCGTCCGATCGTATACAACAGCCGCACAGACCTGGGACTTTTTGACGAAATCATAGAGCAGGGGGCGCTGGACAACACAGACCTGACAGACGTCCGTTTTCTGATCAATCACGACACAAGCCGGATCCCGTCGGCCAGATCCAGAAGGAACAACGGAAACAGCACTATGCAGTTTTCTGTCGACAATGAAGGCATGCGGATCGACTGGGTAAAGCTGGACGTGAAGAACAACGAACAGAGCCGCGCACTGGCCAGCGCCGTAAAACGCGGCGACATCACCGGCATGTCATTCATGTTCATTCTGGACGAAGACGGCTATGAATGGCAGAACCTGGAAACGGACCACCCGACCCGCGCGATCAAACGGATCAGTTCGGTGATCGAGGTCAGCGCCGTCACATTCCCGGCATACGAAGCCACATCGATCGAAGTAAATCAACGCAATAAGCAGGCGCTGGAGAGTGCCCGCGCGTCGCTGGAGAGCGCACGCATGCGTGGAGATAAGCCGCTGGACAGCGAGCTGGAACTGTTGAAAGCGAAGACAATGATCCTGTGCGGAATGTAAGCCGCACAGCCACACAGAAAGGAACAAACACATGGGCAGAAAGAAAATCCTGCAGAAAAGAAGACAGAGACTCATAGACAAAAGAACCGGCCTGCAGCAGAGGGCGCTTGCATCCACAGACGCGGCAGAGGTCCGCGGACTCAATGATCAGATCGCAGATCTGAATGCAGAGATTCAGGAAATCGACGAAGAGATCACGGAGATCGACAACGAGGAACAGCAGAGATCTGCCGAACCTGTACAGGCAGGCGCACAGATCCCGCAGACTGCGCAGGTCCGCGGCGGCACGACCGTCGGATCCTTCCAGGCAGCGCAGGCCGCACGGCCGGAAGTTCCCACAATGGCCAGCACAGAGTACAGGTCTGCATTCCGCGCTTACGTGACCGAAGGCACACCCATCCCCGCGCAGTTCCGCAACGGCGACGCCATCACCACCCAGGACACCGGCGCAGCTATCCCCTGGACCGTCATGAATGAGGTAATCAACACCGTCCGCAAGCGCTACGGCAATCTTTACAGCAAGGTCCGCAAGACTTCCGTCCGCGGCGGCGTAGAGTATCCCGTCGGCGCCCTGCAGGCGACATTTAAATGGATCAATGAGTCCACCGTATCGCCCCGCCAGAAGATCGGCACGCTTGGAAAGGTCGTTTTCCAGTATCACGTCGGCGAAATCAGAGTCAGCCAGACATTCCTGTCCCAGCTGCTGACCCTGGAAGCATTCGAAGCAAAGATTGCAGAGTGCATCGCGATCGCATACCTGCAGGCCATGGACGAAGGAATCATTTCCGGATCCGGTGACGGCTCCATGCTGGGAATCGTAAACGATCCCCGTGTCACCAACACCATCACCATGACCGCGGCCGATATCAACAACTGGACAAAATGGAGAAAGAACTTTTTCGCAAAGCTGCCGCTTGGATACCGTGCCGGCGAGTTCGTTTTCCCTGTTGGAACTGTTGACGCATATCTGGAGACAATGGCCGACAGCAACAACAATCCGATCTTCCGACAGGCGACCGGCCTGGAAGTCAACGACGGCGACGCAGCCAATCCTAACGGCAGATTCTTCGGCCGTGAGATCAGCCTTGTCGAGCCTGACATCATCCCCGACTTTGACACCGCACAGCCCGGCGACGTGATCGGAATCTTCTGGCAGCCGCAGGACTACGCCATCAACGAGAACTTCGCATGGACCATGCGCCGCTATTTCGATGAAGAGATGAATGAGTGGGTCGACAAGGCCCTGGTCGTCACCGACGGCAAGATCCTGAACCCTAAAGGCTATTACAAGATCATCAAAGGATGATCAGGTAAAGAAAGGGGGCCAGACCTATGAAGACCATAGCTGAAGCACTTAAAGATTTATATGCAGTACTGGGCGGCACTGACGACGTGACGGAGATCAGCCTAACAGTGGACATGATTGATAAGATCACCGAACAGGTCGCAGCGAATGCCGCAGCGAATGCCGCAGCGAATGCCGAAGCAAATGCAGAGGGTTAAACCATGAATGAATATCTGACAGCCGTAAAAGAAGCCCTGAACATCACAGGCGAAGACCAGGACGCGGCACTGAACCAGTGGATCAATGAAGTCGTGGACTTTGTCAAAGACGCAGGCGTAAAACCTGAACATATTACGAACGGGCTTGTAGCCCGCGGCGTCGCCGATCTGTGGAATTACGGAGCCGGTGACGGACGGCTGTCAGAATATTTTTGCTGGCGAGTGGCACAGCTCACATACAAATGACCCGACAACCGTCAAAAGGAGAAAAGCAAATGATCAATTCCAACAGAATCGTTCCCGTTATGGCCACAGACCTGATAACACTTTACGGGACAATCATGAAACTGGCAGGCACCAGCGTGACAGCTGTACAGGCTGACAATCCCGGCGTCTTCGCACTGACTTCCGGATCCGGCAACCTGCTGGCGGCTGAACCCGTCAAGACCCTGGACTTCGGCAGCGGCGTAACATCCGCAGTCGTGTATTTCGTCCCCGCCTATGATTTCGCCGGATTTACCGTCGCCGGGGCTGCCGTTACGCCTTCCGGCGATTCGGTCAGCGCAGACGGCTGCACGCTGTACACGGCAACACTGGCATCCGGCGCCGTGGCAATCGCAAAGAAAGGATTCTGACCACATGGCAGGCTATAAGGCCGCGGCACCCTTCCGGACGGCCATGCGCCTGCTGAATCCGTCACAGGCGACGATCAAAGGCGTAAACAAACAAGTTTATCCGGATCCGGAAGTCAGCCCGAAGATCTTCGGGACCTTCCGGACCTTCGGGGGGACTGAAACCATGATCAATAATGTGCTGACCGTCACGGCCACCGGATACATTGACACATGGTACAGATCAGATATTAAATCTGACAGCCGTATCTACATCGTCCAGACCGGCGAGACATACGAAGTTCTGGGGAAACCCGAAAACATCAACATGCAGAACCAGTATATGAAGATCCGCGTCAGACTGATCGGGGGGAAACCGTAATGGGAGCGCACAGGGGACACACAGGCGGCGGGGCCGGCGGCCGCCGTTACAGCCAGGGCGGAACGAAGCGCCGGAAGAATTCCATAAACATAGATTTTTCAGCCTTTGAACGCTATGCGGAAAAGCTGGAAGACCTGGGCGCTGATCTGGTCCCCGCCTTTACGGAAGCCATGGAAACGGCCGGGAAAAAAGTCGCAGAAGACACTAACGCAGCTGTACAGGCGGCAAACCTTCCGGCGACTGGTGAATATTCACACGGGACAACGGCCGAATCCATAATTAACGACCCGCGTGTCACCTGGTCGGGCGATCTGGGAACGCTGCCGTTAGGATTCGACAAGACGAAGCCAGGCGCAGGCGGCTGGCTGATCACCGGCACGCCGTTCATGCGTCCGGATTACGCGCTTGAAAAAATATATGGATCGAAAAGCTACGAACGCCAGATAAAAAATCAGATCGAACAGAGCTTGCAGAAAGCCATAGACGAAAGGATGAAATGACCATGGTCGACGCACTGATCGCGGTCCTGACGGAGATAAACAGCAATGTATTCCGCCAGGGGACGCTGAACCCGGACGAAGGATATCCGGATAGCTTTTTTACATTCTGGAACAACGATAGCCCGGATCATGCACATTATGATAATGCGGACTATGGCACAGCCTGGAACTACTCGATCTATTTTTACAGCACAGACCCGACGGAAGTATACACGGCCATAGAAGCCGCCCGGCAGGCCCTGAAGGCTGACGGCTGGGTAGTCCCGTCGAAAGGCTTCGACGTGGCGTCAGACGTAAGCACACACACCGGCAGGGGGCTGCAGATCTACAAACTGGAAACATAAGCACACAGGAGAAAACAATGGGAAAGAAATATTTTGAATATCGCGGCGTAGAGAATGCAGTATTTGCAGAAGTCACGACCGACACAGCTGAAGCTTTCGCAACTGGTAAAGTAAAGGACTTCACCGGCGTGTCGGAGATCGGCCGCACCACAGAGAGCAGCAACGAAGCGCATTACTACGACAATATCCCCGCCATCGTGATCGATTCTGTCGGCGCTGACGAAGTCACCGTTTCCGCTTCCGGCATCCCGCTGGATATCATCGCGGAGCTGACGGGCCAGTTCTGGGACGAAGACACAGGCATGTTCGTCGAGCAGGAAGGCACTGCGAAGTATTTCGCGTTTGGTTACATCACCAACAAGACCGACGGCACAAAGGTCCTTGTCTGGCGTCTTAAGGGTAAATTCTCCATCCCTGATACCACATCAGCGACAAAGGACGAAGGCACTGACGCCAACGGCCAGGAGATCACATTCACCGGAATCAATACAACTCACAAATTCACGAAGACCGGCAAGGGCGCGAAGGCTGTCAACATCGACACCAGCGTCAACACCACCATGGAAGACAGCACCTTCTTCGGCACCGTCCAGACGCCCGACACGATCGCACCGGCGACCACACCGGCGACCCCGCCGGCGACCGGCGGCACGACCGGCTGATCAGCTGGCAAGCGTGAAACGATAGTCAAAAATCAGGATCGTAAGGGACGAAACAAGTCCCTTACGATTTTTCAAAGAAAGGGATAAACGGGAAATGAGACTTTTTATAAATGTTTATGAAAAAGACGAATCTGGCAGAAAGGTGATCAAAAAGCAGTGCGACGCCGAAACGATTGACCTGGAATTCGGGACCATCGCGAAGCTGATGGAACTGGTCAACATCGAAAACATTGACAGCCTTCCGGATCTTCTCAAAGCGATATATGGAGCCTGGGAAGAGATCAAGGCAGTCCTGGGCGAAGCATTCCCGGACATGCAGCCGGAAGACTGGGAGCATGTCCGTGTAAAAGAACTGTATCCAACAATCCGGGACATCCTTAAATTCTCCATTATGGAGATCGCAGGCATTCCCAGCGAAGGAAAAAATTAAACAGCGGGGAAGAAGACACCCCGCTATACAAATTACTGTTTTCCGTGGAATACCAGCTCTGCAAAGAATTCCCGGCATTGTCGCCGTTTGAAATCGAAAAGCGGACATTCCACGAGATCATAGGCCTGTACGCCAAACTGCGCGACATGCAGATCCGGCAGAACAGGCAGACAGAAAAGCAGATCAGGCACACAGGGAAAGCCGGCGGGGACGTGGTGATCCGCAGACACGCAGGCGACAACTGGTTTTAAGGACTAAGAAATGGCAGATACACAGAGCACCACACAATTTCGGGCGGATATATCACAGCTCCGAAAAGAAATGGCCGCGGCCAGCAGGGCCGTAAGACTGGCCAGCGCAGAATTCAAGGCAGCGACCGCAGGAATGGACGACTGGGGTGCATCTGCGGACGGCCTGCAGGCAAAGCTGGAAAGCCTGGACAAGATTCTGGAAGCGCAGAAGAAACAGCTTGCACTGCGGGAACAGGAACTTGAAAGGACCATAGCGGCAGAGGGCGAGAACAGCGCAGCGGCGGATCGCGTCCGGACGGCCCTGTATAACCAGCAGGCGCAGATCGCCAGGACCGAAAAAGAGATCAGGCAATACACTGAACAGCTGAACGCCGTGAACACTGCGAACGACGAAGCGGCAGAGGGCACGGAAAAATACAAATCCGCCACCGAACAGCTGACAGACACCATTGAAGACCAGGAACGACAGCTTGAGAAGCTGAAGGAAGCATACAAGAACGCAAAACTGGAAGGAAACGAGGAAGACGCGCAGCAGTACGCGAAAGCCATCGAAGACCTTTCTGGAGAGCTGCAGGAAAACAAGCGCAAGCTTTCCGAAGCGGACAAAGCGGCCGACAGCCTGGACAAGACCATGGACGACGTCGAAGATTCGACCGAAAAGGCTTCGGAAGGCTTCACCGTAATGAAGGGCGTCCTTGCCAATCTGGTCGCCGAAGGCATCAAGAAAGCCATTTCGGGCCTGAAGGACCTGGCAAAGGAAGCCGTCGAAGCCTATAAGGAATTCGACGAAGGCGAGGATAATGTCGTAAAGGCGACCGGCGCGACCGGCAAAGCAGCCGAAGAGCTGGGCGAAAATTACAAGAACGTCACGAAACAGGTCCTTGGATCCTTTTCGGATCTTGGCTCTGGCCTGGGCGAGGTAAACACCAGATTCGGCTTTACCGGGGAAAAACTGGAAGACGCCACCGTAAAATTCCAGAAATTTGCGGACATCACCGGCGGCGACATCACCGAATCCGTCCGCCTGGTCAGCCGTGCCATGGAAGACGGCGGCATGGAAACGGAAGAATACGGCGACCTTTTGGACCTTCTGGCCAAAGCGGCACAGGCCAGCGGCGTGCAGGTCGATTCGCTGGCTGAAAATGTCGCGAAGTACGGCGCGCCCATGCGTGCGCTGGGATTCAACACAAAAGAATCTATAGCGCTTTTTGCACAGTGGGAAAAGACCGGCGTCAACACTGAAATCGCTTTCTCTGGAATGAAAAAAGCAATTTCAAACTGGTCTAAGGAAGGCAAAGACGCCAGGCAGGAATTCGCCAAAAGCCTGAAGCAGATCGAAGAGACCCCGGATATAGCGGAAGCCACCACAAAGGCAATCGAGATCTTCGGCGCGAAGGCCGGCCCCGATCTGGCCGACGCGATCAAGGGCGGCCGCTTCGCCTACGAGGATTTTCTGGCCTTGTTGGAAGACTCACAGGGGACCGTCGAAGAAACCTATGAGGAAACGCTGGACGGCTACGACAAGGTCCAGCTGGCGATCCAGAACGCCCGCGCAGAGCTGGGAAACTTCACCGGAGAATTGGTGAAGAAATACCAGCCGCAGATCGAAGACGCGATAGAAAAGGGCGTCAAGGCATTCAAGGACGGCGTCAATTTTGTTATACAGAACAAAGAAACAATCCTGTCAGTCATTAAGGCAATCGCGACGGCATTTGTGACTTACAACGCCGTCAGCACTGTGGCCACAGTCTTCGGGGCATTCCAGAAGCTTTTCACGCTTATGGAGTCGGGCACCGGAATCGTCACCGCACTGAACACGGCCCTGGGCCTGAACCCTTACGCGCTGATCGCCGCCGGCATCGTCGCCGCGGGCATAGCGCTGGGCGACTATGTGAGCGATCAGAAGGAAGCCATTGCACAGCAGTACCGGCTGACCGACGCGCAGAAAGAAGTCGTCGACACTTCCGCGGAACTGAAAAAAGAATATGATCAGCTTTCGAAAAGCCGCGACGAAGGGGTCAGCAGCACAAGCGCAGAATTTGATTATCTGCGCCAGCTCAAAGACGAATATAACAACCTGATCGACTCAAACGGCAAGGTAAAAGAAGGCTATGAAGACCGCGCCGACTTTATCATCACCAGGCTGGCCGAAGCCATGGGCGTCGAGCGCGAAGAGATCGAGAAGAACATAGATAAGAATGGCCAGCTGGGCCAGTCCATCGACGACCTGATGCAGAAGAAGCAGGCAGAGGCGATCCTGGACGCGACAAAGGACGAATACACAGAAGCCATTAAAAAGCGCCAGGAAGCCCTGAACAATTACGCGCAGGCGCAGCAGGTCTATGATCAGGCACAGCAGAATTACAACGACACAGTCGCAGACGCCAGCGAGAAGTTTGAACATTATAGTCAGATGATCGCCAATTCTGCCGGCGACCCGTCACAGTACCAATATCAGCAATCGCTTTTAAATCAGGCGATACAGGAATCAAAAAACGCCCTGGACGAAGCAAAGCAGGGCGTCGAGAATGCAGAAGCCGCCTATGTTGGATACGGCACCACTATACAGAACTGGGAAAATCTTTCGCAGGCTGCCGCGTCCGGATCTGACAGCGCGATCGCGCAGGCCCTGACAAACATACAGAACAATTTCATCACAGCGGAAACCGGAACAGAGACATCCCTGCAGAACCAGCTGACAGCCATGCAGCAGAACTATGAAAACATGAAGACGGCTGTAGAGCAGGGCATGCCGGGCGTCACTGAAGCACAGGTTAAGGAAGCCGAAAGCCTGGTAAAAGCCGCGGACAAAGAACTGCAGAAGCTGCAGGGCAAAGCCAAAGAAGACGCAAAGAAGGCGACAAACAGCTATTCTAACGAGCTGGGAGCCGGCGGAAGCAAAGCCCAAAAGGGCGCGCAGAAAACCTCGGAATCTGGTAACAAGGGATTCAGGACCGGCGCCATGAAGGCCAACAAGCCCGGAATAACCGCAGTAGATACCTATTCGAAGGCAATGGAGTCGAAGAAGGGGACGGCGCAGAGCGCAGGCGACAAAGTCGCAACGGCGTCAGTTAATTCCGCGAAGGCGGCCGGCACCGGTATGAATGCGGCGGGAACATATGGAGCGATCCAGTATGTCGACGCAGTTAAATCCAAACAGGGGGAATCAAAAAGCGCCGGCAAAGACCTGGCTGAAAGCGGAGAAGAAGGCACCGAATCCGTAAGCGTAAAATCTTCAGGTAAGAATTTTGCTCAGGGTTTTATCGACGGAATCAAGTCTATGTTTTCCGCGGCATTCGAAAAGGCGAAAGAACTGGCCAGAAAAGCCGTCGAAGGCGTGAAGAAAGGACAACAGGAAGGATCACCGTCAAAGCTGACGAAAAGATCCGGTAAATTCTTCGCGCAGGGCTACATTCTGGGAATAGCATCCCAGGAAAAGAATCTTGTAACTGTCGTCAAGAATTCCGTAAAGACAGCGATCAGCACGCTGAAAAAGGCATCTAACGGGGAATTCTCAAAGGCCGGACAGGAAGCGGCCAACCAGTTCGCAAACACCCTGCAATCGCGCATAAACTATATTATGAACCGCACGAATTATCTGAATAATTCAGAAATTGCGAAATTTGACAACAAGATCGCGAGCCTGCAGTGGAACAGCACGCAGGCCACCAGCAAACTGCAGACCACCAGCAGCAAAACGATCGCGAAGCTGACAGCGGACAGCAATAAAAAGATCGAGGAACTGCAAACAAAATACGAAAAGACAAAATCAGATTCTGAAAAGAAGAAGCTGAAGAAGCAGATTGACGCCGAAAAGGCCGCACAGAAGAAAGCCATCGAAGCCGAAAAGGCAGCGGCAAAGCAGCGGATCAGCGCCAGCGAAGCAAGCTATAAAGAGCTTATCGCCGCACAGAACAAACAAAAAGAAGCCTACCAGAAAGCCAGCGCTGAAATGCTGACAGAGCTGCAGAACGCAATGAACGCATACCAGCAGCAGGCGCAGGCCCTGATCGACGACACGATCAACGGGATAACGACAAAGTACACCGAACAATATAACGCGCTGATATCCAAACAGGATAACCTGATCAGCAAGCTGAAATCGGCCGGCAACCTTTTCGACGTATCGTCGGCCGGCATTATGACCGTCAACGATATCAAAAAACAGACCGCAGACATAAAAGCCTACACAAGTAAGCTGCAAAAGATCAAGGAAAAAGTCAGTGCAGATCTTTTCGACGAGATAACGACCTACGATATGAAAGAAGGCAGCGCCTTCATGGACAGGCTTCTGGCCATGTCAGAGTCCGACCTGGCGGCATACACGCAGGCCTACACCGAGAAGATGGAAACCGTCAATAAATCCGCGACGAAGATCTACAAAACTGATTTTGACCAGGTCGCGAAGGATTACAAGGCAGAGATCGACAAGGCTTTTAAGGACCTTCCGAAGGAGCTGGAAAAGCTGGGACAGAACGCAATGAAGTCATTCGTCAATTCGCTGACGACTGACACCGCATACATGTCCGCCAGCATAAAGGATTATGTGGCCGCCATGGTCGCCGCATTCAAGAAAGAGCTGAAGATCAAAAGCCCTTCGAAGGTAACGGGCCAGATCGGAAGCTACACCGGCGAGGGCTTCGTCGACGGCTTCGCGGACTGGATCCCCGCAGCCGAAAAGACAGCGGGCAAGCTTGCAGAAGCCGCTAAATCACCGATTGACGCGTTACGTGATGCAATTAACCAAAGAATCCCGCAGAACGGCACACAGGGCGCCACGGGAGCCACAGCACCCGTTCAAAACGTCATAAACAACTACAATTTGACCCAGAATAACACGTCACCTAAACCGCTGACCGCGCTGGAGACCTACCAGGCGCGCCGCAGGCAGGTCAACATGGTCAAAGCCATGACTTCGGTATAACGCAGATCCGTAAAGTGCATCTTTCTGCAAAAGATGCACTAAAACCGAAAAAAGTGACCATTAACTAACAAAAATGACCATTAACTCGTAAAAAAATGCGCGTAAACTCGAAAAAAAACTCGTTTAAACGCATTGATTAACGCACACAACGCATAAATAAACGCACACTTAACGCATTAAATGCTTTTGTGTGCGTTGAGCACCGGAAAAGGAAGGCGAATGTACACCTTAATCGTACAAAACAAATACGGCCAGCAGCTGGAGCTGACGCACAACCCGGCATATACGGTCTACAACATCGAAGGCCTGGACCCGCCGGACGCGCAGATCAATACAACGCATAACGCGGGATATGACGGCAGCGTCTTTAATTCAGCTTATGAAAAAGAGCGCACGATCGTCATTACAATGACCATCGAAAGCCCTGCGGAAACCAACCGCATAGCCCTGTACAGGTACCTTAAAACAAAGTTCCCGGTCCGCGTCTTCTACAAAAACGGCACGCGGGACGTTTTCATTGACGGATTCGTGCAGGCCATGCAGATCGGATTCTTCCAGCGCAAACAGGTGATACAGATCACGATTTTCTGCCCGCATTCTAATTTTTCCGGGACTGTATCAACCGCACAGGATTTTTTCACTGCACAGCCGCTTTTCGAATTCCCTTTCGAGATCGAAGAGCCGATAGCATTCAGCGAGATCGTCACCGGCCTGGAGAAGTCCATCATCAACGCCGGCGACGTCGACACCGGCGTCATGATCACGATCGACGCGATCGGAGAAGTCACAAACCCGAAGATATACAACGTCGACAACAGCACATTCATGATCTTGTCCGTCAGCATGGTCGCCGGCGACACGATCACGATAAACACCCGCCAGGGAGAGAAGTCCATCACCATGCGCCGCGCTGGCGTCGAGACCAACCTGATCGGCAGCATGCAGCGGAATTCATCCTGGTTTTCCCTTGTCCCCGGCGACAACATCTTTACCACAGCCGCAGACGACGGCGTGGAAAATATGATGGTCACTTTCGCTGTCGTCGACCAGTACCAGGGCGTGTAAACAATTTATAGCAACTTTATAGCAACTTTATAGCAACTTTATTGCAACTTAGAATCAATCAAACTCAATTAAGAATCAATCAAGCTCAATTAAGCATCAATTAAGCATCAACTTAAACTCAACTATCTAACTATCTTTTGACTAACTGTTGACTAAAACTTGACTAATCGTTGACTAACATTTGACCGTTTTGATTTTGCACATTGCAAAATCAAATACGGCAGGGGGCGCGGATGGAAATCTATGCACTTAAAGGCCTGAACGGCGAAGTAAACATAATAGACACATTCCAGTCCGTGATCTGGAATATGCAATTTTTCGACGTGTCAGACTTTGAGCTGGTAGTCCCAGGAACTGCGGACAACTTCGCACTGCTGACAAAGGGCACGCTGCTGGTCCGCAGTACAGACATATCTGTCGACCCCGAAGACCCGACAAAAGTGACATACAAAAATGTAATGCGGATACAGGACAGGAATCTGACTTTTGACATCGAAGACGGCTGGATCCTGACGCTGACCGGTCCGGGCCTGAAGAAGATCGTCGGCCAGCGCATAGTCTGGCAGCAGACGAACCTGTCCGGGACGGTAGAAAACGCGATCAGGCAGGTGATAACAGAAAACATCATTTCGCCTTCAGATCCGGCCCGCGTGATCCCTGACTTCACCCTGGCACCGGCCAAAGGCTACACAGACCAGATTGAAGCACAGCTTTTTTCTGAAAATATCGCGGACTGGTTAGTAAACACTTGCGAACTGTACGGCTACGGCTGGGACGTGTACATAAGCGCAGGAAAATATGTCTTTGAGATCGCAAAAGGCACCGACCGGACCTATGACCAGAACGTAGTTACACCCGTCGTTTTTTCCATGGAATACGACAACATGATCGCCGCGGGATATCAGGAAATCGCAGAAGAGACCTTTAACGCGGCCCTGATCGGCGGCGAAGGCGACGGCACAGACCAGATCACCGAAACCATTGGAACGGCTTCCGGCATCGATCGAAGCGAAGGCTACATAGACGCGTCAAGTGTATCGTCAAACGGCGAGATCATCACATTGGAAACATATAAGCAAATGCTTCAGGCATACGGCGCTTCGGAGATGGTAAAAAAGCAGGACAAACAGCAGTTGTCAGGCGAAATAAACCACAATGGCCTGTATAAGCTGAACGAGGATTATTTTCTGGGCGATATCGTCCAGATCCGCAGCCAATACTACGACGCGAAGACGCGGATCATTGAGCTGATCTATTCAGAGGACGAAAACGGAAGCGTGACGCTTCCGACCTTCGGAGCCTGGCAGGAAGACGAATAAACACAAAAATCCGGATCCGCTGAACCGGATCCGGAACGGCACCAGAAACAAAACCAGAGCGCACAGCGGAAACGCAGGCGGCAGAGGGCGCCGGGACCGCAGCGCAAAGAGGAAGAAACAGGAATATGGCTATAACCTACGGATTTTTTAACAGCCTGAACCACGACCGCAGATATGACGCGGGACAGATCTCGGAATACTTCGACGGACTCATATCCGACGGCGTATATGAATCTATCGGCGACGCCCTGCAGGTCCAGGCGGCGACCGGCATGAACGTCAACATTCAGACCGGCCGCGCAATCATCGACTGCCGATGGATCAAAAACGACGCAGTCATAACCATGCCGATCACCGCGTCGCACGTAACGCTGGCACGCTACACGGCCATAATGGTCCGCCTGGATTACTCTGCGCGTAATATCTCATTTATAGCGGTAGACGGCACCCCGGCAACATCACCGGTGAAACCAGCACCCACAAATACATCGACGGTTAAGGATCTTGTACTTGCATATCTGTACATCGCGCCCGGCTCCACCGCGATCCCGCAGCGCTACATCCAGGACCAGCGCGGGACGGCCCTGTGCAGCTGGGTGACAGGCCTGATCAAACAGGTCGACACGTCGCAGCTTTTTGCGCAGTATGCGGACGCATGCCAGCAATTCTATGACGACATGACGGCCGGCTTTGACGCATGGTTCGATGATCTCACGTCAAAGTTAAGTATCAATACATACATACAGCAATACCGCAAAGATGTGACGTTGGACGGCAGCACAAACGTCATAGCGCTGGACATGGGAAATTATGCCTATGATCAGAGCGACATAATCCATGTTTACATCAACGGACTGATGGCCGTCCCCGGCACAGACTACGCACTGAACACGTCGGCACAGGTCGCAACCGTCACACCGATGGCAGACGCTGCCGGCACGGCCGTGACGATCATCATCCTGCGGTCGCGGATCGGCTACTATGTCGCCGGCACTTCAGACGGCTACATCCTGGAGACCAGCGAAGGCAATGCTATAGAGATCTAATCAAAAGAGGGTAAAAATGGCTGACGAACTTACAACAAAACGGATCATAAACCTTCCGGCAGAATCCGCACCCGCCGCCGGTGATGTGCTGGTGGTGGATAATGAGACGACCGGAACGAAGAAGTTACCGGTATCAGTCTTTACAGAAGCGACTGCGGCTGTTGCGGCCGATGTAAACGCCATGAAGACAGCAACAGCTGAAGACGTAGGGAAAGCACTGAAAGCGAAGACTGTGACGGACGGGGAAGTCACAGAATGGGAATTTGGAGAAGCCGGTGGCAACGTTGACCCAACACTTTCAATCGAAGGGGAAGCAGCGGACGCTAAGGCAACCGGCGATGCAATCCAGATTTTGAATGATAATGTTTTATCATTTACAGAAATGACGCCTACGCAAACGGCAAACGGGTGGAAGATCAGAGACACGGACGATGGAAGAGCAATAGGCGATTCTGCGTATAAGCTCGATAAATATGCAGTATCAGCAGGGGACGTTATACAGGTTGTTTCTGATGACAGATTTCAATTCAATATTGGCGCGAGTGTAAGCACTGCCTTGCCTTCCAACATTGTCGGGGAAGTCTATCACACAGGAACATATATTTTAACAGTCCCAGAAACGGCAACGTATTTAATCATATCTACTCTAAAAGAAAGCACAACAGCACACGCATATAGTGTATCTGGATTAAAAAGCAGAGTAGATGCTATTGAGCCGAAAGTTGATGCACTTGAAGAAAATGCCAACGATACATCTATAAGGCTTGATGCAGTCTCATTACTTACAGAAGGAAACAGCCCACAACTTGTTGACACAAGCCTTTACACATTGTATTCGGGATCGAATTACAAGCAGTACAGAAACGTAAATATTAATTTGAGCAATAACGGAATATATTGTTCAAACCCTGTCGGATTGGTAGAACATCAACAGCTTACCGTTTATGATTCTTCTGACAATCCGCTAACTTTTAACAATGGGTCAAGTGCTAACATCGGTGTTAGTACGCTGGGTTATTTGGAAAAACTTGATAGCACTCATGTGAAAAAGTATGATTTTACAAGCGTTGAAAATCTTAAAAAGGGCATATTCCGCAGTGTAACAACTTATGAATTCAGCGGAACAATAGACCATATCAAAACAACGCTTACAGCCATCGGTGCAACGAGCGGAGATTTTGGCATAACTTATAATCGTATTACATCGGTTTATATCCCATACGGTTATAACATCACTTATAACGATGAAATATTTGATGATACGTGGAAAAATTTTGTCGAGCAAAACAGATTTTATAATGTGCCGGAAAAACGTTTGAATCCGTGGATGCAGAGGTCTTATGCACTGACTGATAACCTTTTAGATGATAGGAAATTCGACTGGATACCAAACAACGGATATTACAAAATGAAACTGGGTGAAACCATACCGGTGACTGGTGGAAGAACGATCATTTGTAATAAAAGGATGTATAGCACAAAAAGCTATGATTCAAATGGTGTTGAGACCTCTCTTGGTAATCTGGGAGAGAATACTCTTATTACCCTTGCAAACGATGTGGTTGCAATCAGGTTTGATGTAGGGATTGGAACTGATGCATACCTTATACCTTCTGGAGAGTATGAGCCTATATTATTGTATTATGCTGATGATACTCTATACCCTCTTGATGATGTTGACCGGCTTCCTGTTCCCATGGCACAGATTAACGGATGGGACATAAACAAAAATGTTTATGACATGGCAATCCCGGAAGTTGATTCTAACATTGTCCGCATGATGAAAACATTTGCTATAAGGGAACTTAATCATCAGCGTAATGCTTTTAGAATCGGAACATTTAATATTTATGTCAACAATACGAGGACAAACCGCTCAACGATTAAAAAAGAACTGGAAACTTACGGAATAGACATTTGTGCGTTTCAAGAAGTGAGAAGTCTGGACGATAGCGGACAGCACGAAACCGTCAACCAGATGAATATCGCTGATTATCTCAAGCGTGGGTGGCAATTCGATTATTGTAATACTAATCAAGCAACGGAGAATAATAAACGTGCAGTTGTGTCTGCATATGAAATTCTTTCGAGCGAAGAATTTTATTACACAAATAATCCCACACCGTCCAACAGCTTTTTGAAGTGCGTAATCAAATTACCACCATACAAACACTATGTAAACGGTGACAATTTAACTCTTTCCGTCTATTCGTATCATGGTTATTTTTCCTCATCCGCCGAAGGAAGACCTTGTGTGCAGGATATATTGAACAAAGTGGCAGAAGATACTTCTGATTTTGTCATTGTTTGCGGTGATACAAATGATTTTTCGGAAAACAAAGAATTGTGGGCAATGTTCGCCAATGCAAGGCTCACGCCTGTCCACAATGGTGCGTCGGTGACTGTTGCAGATGGGAATACACACAGTATCGACAATATTTTTGTATCATCTGGTATTACATGCCTATACTACGATGTGGTACGTTCTCTGGACTGGCAATATAAACCGACTCCAACATCCTCACCGATTCCAGTCAGTGACCACGATTTTCTCTATGCTGACTTGCAGTTTGACTTTGATGCTGTGATTGAGGCAAGAAATCAGGCGGGCACGTAACGGGACTATATTACCAATTATAATCCACATACGTCGCAAAATATAAAAATGTAAAGAAGATAGGATAAATGAAGATGACAACAATATGGCCTATCCTTTCCACATTCACCCATTACGACGGCCGCCAGGACGCGCACGACCGCACGCTTCAGACGCTGAAATCACACGGGCACAAATATGATTCTTCGGCAGCCTGGGGCGTCCTGCAGATCATGGCCGTCTTCGCGGAAAACAACGCGCTGGGAATGATCGGCGGGATCACTCAGTGGGCGAAGGACCTTAAAGCCGCCGCCCAAAAGCTGAAGATCTGGCACGACGGAAGCAAGGGAATCATTCCTGGCGACATTGTAGTATATGCCGATAAAAACGGCACACCGAACCATGCAGAATTTGCCATAGGTGCAAAGCTGAACATAAGCGGGGATTATCACGGCGGCACCGGCCGCCGGATCCGCGCCGGCAGCCGCCGGATCGCCGGATACATCAGACCGAAATACGCACCAATGCCAGACATGGACGACCTGCAGATCACGGTCGCCGCGGTCGACGTACTTCTGGACGTCTACGGTACCGGAGACACACGCAGCAGCATGCTGTACACCTTCGGCCGCGAAAACGCTTCGCGGATCCAGCAGGAAGTCGACAGGCTGGTAGACGACGAAAACGAAAAGATTTTTTCGATGGCCGTCTACGCGATCGCCGGCCATGCCGGCAACGACGAATACAGAAAGAAGCGCCTGGGGACATATTGCGAAAAGACAAGAAAGAAAATAAACGCGATCTATGACCTGCGGGGAAAGACGACCGAACAGGCCGCGGCCGACGTGATCGCCGGCAGGTACCGCAAGAACGAGACCAGAAAGCTGTTGCTGAAGTTTGCCGGATACGATCCGCAGATAGTCCAGGACGAAGTCAACCGGATACAGAAAGCGAAGGAAACCGGACAGCCCGCAGCACACGCACCCAAAAAGACCGCGGACGGCTGGAAGGCCAACAGCGCCAGCCTGATCTCAATCTTCCGGGACGGCGACAGGCCGAAGAAATCGGTCGACGGACTGCAGGGGGACAGCTTCATTATCAAAGCGGACCAGCCAAACGGGAAAAAGAAAGCGATCATCCTGGACACGGCACGCTACGGAGCAAAGGCAAAGATTTACAGAGAACTGGAAGACGTCGACGACGCCGTTCTGGTGATCACGCACCCGCACAGCGACCACATGGGCCAGACGGCGAACGACCTTGTGGGCGACGGGAAAGTGTCGCGCGTATACCTGCAGGCAAGGGCGACAGTCCCGGCGAACTATCTGGAAAGATACGACGCACTGACAAAAGCCTGCGGCAGGGAAAAGATCCCGTTTACCCAGCTGCGGCAGGGGGACAGCTTCCATTTCGGCGGCATCACTGCGAAGGTGGTATTTCAGCAGGTCAGCGTGAACACGGACCCGTTAAACATGCGAAGCCTGTGCCTGCTGTTTGATATCGCCGGGGCGACCTTCTTGGACTGTGGAGACCACCACACCGGAACAAAGGAAAGCCAGCTGGATCCGGAAGAGATCGGACCAGTGACGATATACGACAGCTCACACCATGGACTGTATACGGGCGACAAAGAAAGCTTTATCAAAGCGATCAGACCGCAGTGGATCATTCACAGTGGATGGAAGTCCTGGCCGCTGGGATCGATCGCGACGGCAGAGGGCGACAAGTCAAAGCAGGACCCGAAGACCAGGGCGGCGCAGATCGCATATCAGAAATACGGGAACCTGATCCCCGGCGACATCTGCGGCCGCACAGAGTTCCGGATCGCCGACGGAATTGTCGACGTGATCCTGGAAAAGAACGCCAGAAAGACCACAGTAAAGTACAAAAAAGACGGCTTTCCGCATAACAAGACAGTAACAACATGCCAAAAGGCAGCATTTCACGGAGTAAAGTCGATGATACCGGCCGGCGCTGAATTTTTTTAAAACGAAGGGACAAAAGAAATGAATGTGATCGATATTTTCCCACAGCTGGACAACATAAAAAATATGACATTTATAGGCTGGTGGGTCATTTTTATTGCATTCTCATTGATAGAGATAGCTCCGATCAAGGTAAACCCATGGATGACGATACTTAGATGGATCGGCAACGCGCTGACCGGGGACCTGCGAAAAGACCTTAACAGTCTGATCACAGACGTGCGCCGGCAGACGATTCTGACATTTGCCAGGGAATGCCGCCATGAAGTCGAACACAGCGCAGAAGAATGGAATCATGTGCTGCAGGTTGCTGAAGAATATGAAGCATATTGCAACAAATACAACATTAAAAACGGAAAGATCAAACAGGACACGAAATTTATTCGTGATCTGTATCAGGAAATGTCGAGAGCGCACAAGATCAAATAAAGAAAGGGCAAAACATGACACCTGAAAAACTGGAGCTTATAAGCACACTGATTAAAGCGGCTATGATGATCGTCACAATAATCGTCGCGCCGGCCCTGCGGTCCTGGCTGAAGGCACACGCCGACGAAAAAGCCGTTAAGACTATGACACAGTGGGCGGATATCGCCGTAAAGGCTGCCGAACAGATTAAAGACGCCATGAACGTCCAGGATCCGGACGGAGCAAGACGCAAAGCGTGGGCGCAGAAATGGATCATTGAGACCGCGCGCAAGATGAAAGTCGAGATCACAATAGAGCAGGCCGACATGCTGATCGAAGCGGCAGTAATGGATAATAACGACTGGTGGCACGAAAAAGTGAAAATAGCGAAAGCAGAAGAGGGCTAAAACATGCAGTTATGGCTTCCGGATGTATCATATTATCAGGGAAAAGTAGAATGGGAAAAGCTGAAGGGCAAGATCCCCGGCGCGATCGCGCGCACCGGCTACGGCGACGACATTAAAAGCCAGGACGACATTTATGCAGCGTATAACCTGAAAGAATGCAATCGCCTGGGCATTCCCGTAGCGGCCTACATGTACAGCTATGCGGACTCTGACGCGCACATGTATAGCGAGATCGCGCACGAGAAGCGCGTCACAAAAGGCTACAATGTCGTCGCGCATATCCTGGACATTGAAGAGTGGAAAAATCAGAAATATGTAAAACGTGCCTGTAAGCTGTGGCTGGAAGCATTCCCGGACAACGGCATCATCTACGCAGGCCGGGCATATTGGAACGGCCCGATGAAAGGACTGGAATGCATGCGCTGGGTGCCCGCATACGGCACCAACAACGGCAAGCGTCAAAAAGAATTTGAACCTGACATTGAAAAAGTCGGCTGGCAGTTCACAAGCCGCTACCATCTCCAGGGCATAAACGGAAACGTCGACATGTCCGAGTGGTACGGGTTCCCGTTTGCGGATCTGGAGCCGATCGAGATCAAACAGACCCGCCGGATCGTCACGAAGAAGGAAGTCGCCGCGCTGATCATGAAACACTACTGTGTACACAACAGACACGGGTACACCCAGAACATGGACGACCGCACCGGCGGCAAAGACACCGAAACGATTGACATTTACGGCAAAAAGTACACGATCCACGCCGGCGACTTCGATTGTTCTGCCGCGGTGATCGCGTCCTATGAAGCGGCCGGAATATCCTGCGGCGGCGCGACATACACAGGCAACATGCGCGAGCGCATGGTCAGAAGCAAAAATTTCGCATGGAGATCAATGAAATTTATCGCGCAGATGGGCGACACCTATTTGAACGAAGCCCACCACACAGCCATGTGCCTGTCAGCTGATCCGGACGTTTTAATGCAGTTCAGCATAAACGAGAAGGGGACGGCCACCGGCGGAAAGCCCGGCGACCAGCTCCAGAAGGGCGAATATGATCAGGCCTATGGCCGCGGCGAAAGCCATTTAAGGCTGTATTACGATTATCCATGGGACGGGATACTGCAGTGCATCAACGAAGAGATCGCCTTTATCGTCGAAGCCGACGGAACGATCACAGAATCATCTTCGGATGATGGATTTACGGCAGGGGGTGAAAAAGAAGTGGAGATAGTGAAACCCGAAAAAACAGACACTGATCTGGCTGTCGAAGTTCTCTTTGACGTCCATGGATCAGGCGACAATCGCCGTAAGGCTCTGGGCGGAAGGTTCGACGCAGTACAGGGCGAAGTACAAAGGCTGTGGAATTCACAACATGAACGAACGCAGGCCGAAAAGGCATACATGAAGAAATTCGGCTGCAAAGATCTGATCAGAGCATAGAGACACGGACGCGTCCGGCCTATGCAGATAAACCCCGCGGACAGCGAAGGCTGCCGCGGGGCTATTTTTAATTTTGTTAGAAAATAAATCGTAAAAGACACGTAATATACAAAACAAGTAAAAAACAGCATAAATACCGAAAATTTGCCTTACAAAGTTCTTAAAATCAAAAGCTTGACAGCCTTATTCTGTGCGGAATTAATGCGAGTTAGAACGAGATAAATTTAAATCGTAATATACAAGTAATACACAGGTAATATACTACGGCTTTATCTTCTGGATCTCCGAAACCAGCGCTTCAGGGGCGACATGCGTATAGACGCCGTCGGTGACGTCGCGCTGTTTGTGCCCTAATATGAGCTTGCGACGGTTCAGGGGGATCTTGGCGTCTTCCATCAATGTCGCGCATGTATGCCGTCCGTCGTCCGGCAGATGATCCATACCGATCGAATGCATGTAAGGCGTCCAGATCCGCGTGCGGAAGGCTCCCAGGGAAAGCGGACGGAACAGGTGCCCGTCGCGGGACTGCTGCAGGCGTGCGCGGATGATCGGGATGATATCATCATGCAGGGGGATCGCCCTGTGCTTTCCGGCTGCCGTCTTCAGGCCGGCGATCACATACTTGCGTGTAAGATCTTCGTCGGAGAATTCAGCCTGCAGAAGCTCCGACGGCCGCATGCCTGTATAGATCGTGATCAGGGCGAACTGCGCGCCGTCGACGCCGCGATCTCTCCATAGCCTGGCGATTTCGTCGTGTGTAAAAGGGTGATGTATTTGTTCACTGTCGCGGTAATTGCCAGTCAGATATTTCGCAAAGTCCGCGGTGATGTAATCATTTTTTATAGCATAAGCAGATACTTCGCGGCAGACGGTAAGCATGTTATAGACCGACGACATGGACAGGTCGCTGTGCGAATTGATGATTTCCTGCAGATCGGAATGCCTGACATTGCAGATCTTCATGTTGTGGATTTCGCCGAACTTTTTGAAAGCGGCCATGTAGGACCCGCGAAGGCTGCCCTTCAGGCCCTTCCGGCCGTTTTCCCTTTCCGAGACCCACATATAAAAGACATCCGAAAAAGTAGGAATGTCGGAAAGTGCGACATGTTCACGGACCTTTTTCCCAGAATTGTAATCTGCCAGATACCGGACAGCGTCGGCACGCTTTTCGAAATATTCCAGGTATTTATATTGCTGGACGGCGTGCGGCTGGTCTTCCGGCCCGGCCAGCTTAAAGCCGATCGTGATCCGGACCGCGTAAGGCTTCCGGCGCTTGCCGGATAATTTAATGACCGAACCATAACCGTTCGGGAGTCTCATAGCCATAATAAAAAATCCTTTCAGGGTATAGAAAACAAAGCCCTGGAAGGATATAATAGTTTTTGCATAGATATTATTTCCTTTCAGGGAACTAATGGACCCGATCCCGCCATGTTGCAGCATGGCGGGATTTTTTATCTTAAATCAAAAATACTAATCGTATGACTGTGCAACACCATATTCAGCTTCTTCATGCGTAAAGCCTTCATATTCAAGCTGTTCAATAAGACCGTCGCGGGAAAAAGAAGAATATTCGAGATAGTCGGCGGCCTTTTTAGCCGCTTGTTCTTTCCAATCAGCGCCGCAGTGATCGGCACCATATACGGCTTCTTCATGCGTAAAGCCTTCATATTCAAGCTGCTCTATAAGCCCCGAATAAGAAAAAGCGGTATATAAAAGATAATCCTTTGCCTTTGATAATGCATTTCTTTCGCCGGCAGAGGGCGCATCAGCCGCCGGCTCTTCTTCAGAATCTTCTTCAGATTCTTCTTCTACCGGTTCTTCTTCTAACAGCTCTTCTACCGGTTCTTCTTCTGTGATTTCATCAGCAGAGGGCGCATCAGCCGCCGGCTCTTTCTCCGGAACTAAAACATCCGTCTTTACAGTGTTGAGCACGTCGTAATACTGCGGAAGACAGTCAAAACCTTCTTCCATAAGACACAGGTAAACAAGACCACCTGAAGGGTTATCGAAGAATGTATAAACATTGTTAGTGTCACGTCCCTGAATTTTACCGGTGAATGAAAAAGCATATCCGTCGGCATGATCATAGCTGACAGAAGAAAGCCCGGAAGATAATTTTGAATCTTCAAAGCATTCCAAAACGCCGCCTATATAATCATCGGTATACTCCAAAAGTTCAGCAATAGTAAATTCATCTTGAATTATATACATATACGGGAAGTCGCCAACATCGCCGATATAAAAGTAATCGCCTTCTTTAGTCCAGGTCGAAGGGACAGAAAAAGTATAATCCCCGATTGATTCGGAAGAAACAGCGCTTTCGGAAGTTGTGCCGGCAGAAGTGACAGATGACTGTGGTGTATTAGGCGGAGCACCGCCGCACCCAGCCAATACAAGCGCAAGGACAACGGGAAGACATTTCTTGAACATAGCAGCCCCTTTCTAAAATTTATTTATGGTTTATTACATAGCTTGTGAAGCTTCGGATCCTTCCGCGGGATATTCTTCCTCATTGAGCTGCCGATCCAGATCATCGTGCAGCTTTTTTCTTGTGTCTTCTTCTTTCTGATCTGTTATGGAATCTATAAATTTTTCTAACGCGATCCAACCGTGATCGTCCAGGCCGGCCAGTGCAGTCACAAACCGGCGCCGGAAGGCTTCCGGATGATCGCGCATGATATCGTCGACCATTTGCTGTATTTGTTCAGCGCGCGTGATTTCAATAAACTGCGGACCTTCACCAGTGCGCAGCCATTCCTCATTGACGCCAAATTCGCGGCAAATTAAAGATACGACCATATCAGCCGGGGCATTCCTTCCGACTTCGTAGTTAGTAACCGCATTTCTTTTTATGCCTAATCTTTCGGCAAATTCTTGTTGTGTGAGTCCCAGCTTTTTCCGTAACTCTTTAAGTCTTTCGTTCATTTTTCCAGTCCTCCTATTCCGATTATATTCCGGCCAACAATGAGAATCAAGAAAAAAGGTAACAAAAACACAAAATAATTGTTGACACGGGTAACAAAGACGCATATTATTGTAACAGTAACACATTTAACGGCCCGCAAAACACAAAAAGAAAGGGGATTTAAAAATGGCAAGGTGGTACGCAGTACAGAAAGAAACAACTGACGCATGGGACTATGGAAGTCACGACTATGCGGAAGCGGTCGAAATGCTGAAGAAGCAGGGGGCCGGCCTGATCGCCGTGATCGAAGAAAACACGGGCGTATGTGTCGAAGAAATCACTTATGAAGAAATTTTTGACTGATCGGAAAGGGGTGGAGATGGGAGCAATTTTTAAGATCACATACTTCGATGCAAAGGACAACCAGGAACGCGAACACGACATAAAGTATGAAGGCCCTGAAATGTCGACGCCTGACACTTGGATGATGGGAACGGCCGCCGCGCTGGGCTGGTGCAAAGAAAACAATGTGTGTCTGATCAGCATCACAAACATCTGCATGTAGGGGGAGCGATGAAGGTAAATATATCGTACTACGACCTATCAACAATCATTGAGATTGTTGATAGAAGCGCGCAAGATCTACAAACCAGGCTTCAGGAGATGAAGACAGAGTTAAGAGAAATCAACAAAAACACCGTTGATAAATGGAAAGGTGTCGAAGACGCAGAAACAACCAGAATAAAAGAAAAATTAATAAATGATATCGAAGTGACCGGGGAAGAACATCAGGATTTATTGCAACTTTCATGGAGACTGAAATTTAAGAGCTGAAAGGAAAACAATGGTATTCAAAACATTCAAGAATGACAGGGAGCGCAAGGCCTTCCTGGACGACTACAGGAATACAAAAAATGGCTGGTATTTATGGACCTACGACAATGGCCTGGAACGCCGATGGTGGCGGTTCGACCTGATTCATGGTATTTCATTCGTCGTTGAAGAAGCCAATTTATATTTTGCATTTCCGAAACGTCACGACGAATGGACACCGCAGCAGTGGTATATCACCGATAAGCGGATCGCAGAATATGCATGTGGAGACGAAAAGCCGCATTTTGGCAATTACCGCGCCAGCAAGTCGCAGGCCATGGAATACCTGAAGAAGATCGAGAAAGGAATCATCTGAATGACAAATGTGAAAATCGACAGCAATGGGAACACATACGAGTTTAACGCCGCCGGCGCGATCGTGATAGCGATCAGGCCGGTTAAAGACGGCGAAAAACAAGACTTCGGCCTGGGAATACACGGCAACTTTAGCTTATACGACGCTATGGAGACGATCGTCGAAGGCACTAAAGAGCTGTTTAAAACATACACTAACAAATACGGCGTGGATCAAATGACCATAAGAAGAGCATTCCAGAAAATGGTACGTGAAGAACTTTCACCGGAAGAATTAACCATGACTGCAACTGTAGAAATCAACAAAGAGATGTTAGAAGCAATCACAGGCATGAAGGGCGACAACCCTGCAAAAGACATAGAAATCAGACCACTTCCGACAGAAAAGGGATGGAGCTGATCAAAACCGTGGATTAGCTCAGTAGGTCAGAGCGGCGGCATTATAAGCCGCGTGTCCTGGGTTCAAGTCCCAGATCCACGACTATGACACCCGCATGAGCGGACGAAAAACATGCCGGCTGTCATATTAAGAAGGAAAGGGGGTGAGAGATTGAACGGGCGACCTGTATATCGAGTGATCAGTCTTTTCAATTGGGGCTACATTACGATATTCACGGGAGAAACCGAAGACGCCGATGATATGTATAAACCAGACTACACATATCAGATAAAAGCGTCTTTACATCCCGAGTAGCTGCAGCCGGATCCGGAAGAACCAGAAAGAGAAACACGAAACAATGGATACAGCTGGCGATCCCGGTGACGGCGGAAAAAGACGAAAAGATAAAGCTGCAGATTGGTGATTTAAAAGGTTGTGCGGTAGTTCAGCAAGGTAGAACGGTGTGAAGAGCACGCGGCGCGGGTTCAATTCCCGCCCGCACAATTTCCGGGACCTATGCCCGGGAGTTTTTTCAAGAGGCGCGGCGTTTTGTTGCGGTAGCAACGCCTAAAAATGAACCGCAACAGCGGCACGGCTAAAGTGCATAACCGACTGTATGCGCGCAAACACCCTGCGCGCATTCCGGGGGCTTGGTGTAATGGGTAACACACTGGTTTTTAAACGGGTTTTTACAGGTCGCAGGGTTCGAATCCCGCAGCCCCCACTTAGATGCATAAACAGCACGAAAGCATAGAAAGAAGGTGAACAGAAAATTGATAGAGAAGGAAACCATGGAAAGAGTGATTGAAAAGGCAAATAACCCGAAAGTAGCGGAAGCCGCGGCGATCTTCGCCAGCGGATACTCTTCCGGCTATGACGCGGGCATAGCTGCCGGATCAGAAGAGAAGGAAGACAAAGACGTAAAACCGGCATGACCGGGAAAGGGAATAAATGGACAGAGGGGAATGGATAACAAAGTGGGTAAAAGCAGAACACACAGGCCGGAAGTTCCGCGCAGTGTTTAAATGCAGCGTGTGCGGACATGTAACGGAGACAGCGACGGATTACTGTGCGAACTGCGGGGACGCGAAGAACGGCAAGAAGATGATCAGCCAGCAGCAGGCCGTGAAAGAAATACGGAAGATGATGGACATAGACGGCTTCCGGGACGGCGACGCAGTAAGCCGCAGGGCCGTGATCGCGATCATCGAAGCAATTTAGAAAGGGGTACACATGAAACTGATTAATGCGGACGAATTCCTGCAGAAACTGGAAGATTACGCGATAACAGACGCAGACAGGGAATTCTGTAGAAAAGTAAAGTTTGCACTGACGACAGAGCCGCCGGTCGACGCGATCCCGATCGAGTACCTGAACACGCTGGCGGCAAACCGGCCGGGAATGATATCGGCGACAATCAGCCTGATCAAAGACAAATGGGGAAAAGAAAGGGAAAAGGATGGACAAGTCAAGAGTGAGCATAACAGAAGCAGCCAGGGAGCTGAAAATGTCGCCGCAGACCGTCCGCCTTTTAATGGCATCGGGACAGCTCCGGATCGGGGACTGCGCACGGCGGAAGGGCAGCAGCCGGACGGCGTATTTTGTATATCGAAAACTGCTGGACGAAGAAAAAGCACGGCGCGGGATCGCATAACCGAAGCCGTCCGCAAGATTGACAACCTGATCGACACGGCGGAGCCGATCGAAGAGATTGACGACATTTGCAGGAAAACCGACGCGATCGGGGAATTCACCCAGCTGATCACAGAAAACGTGATAGGCCAGAACTATTCGACAGTGAAAGCACTTGTAGAAGGCTGTGAAATGTTCGCGGAACGCGCAGGACAGTCTGCAGAAGGCACGGGCATCGTCCTGCGCAGGATCATGAAGCAGGTCGGAGAGATCCGCACAACGCTGACCATGCCGGAAAAGGAAGGCTGAAGATGGCCAGAAGGAAGAACCCGGTATTAGAAGCAGACAAAGCACTGCAGAAGGAAGGCGAGAAGCAGGCCCTGCTGATCCATGGCGCGGCCGCGATCGCAATGTTCCGTCACTGGGGATGGAGAAAAAACAGAATCCTGGACATGCTGGACAAGGTCGAAGAAATCTGGAACGAGTGCGCGAAGGACATCGAACACAGCATGATCGAGATGTGCGAGAAGGAAACCGGCATTGAAATACAATGTGGAGATGGCAAGACCTGGAAGGACCTGCATTATCTCAATCATAAAGTAGACCCCGGAAGAATGACACCGGCGAAATGGATATACATGCGACGTCAGCAAATGAAATGGATGGCGCCGCAGGTCGTCGCCGGGATCCTGCTGGCACTACACAGAAAATGCGGCTTCGGTTACGAACGCTGTGCCCGCGTGTATGCGCAGATCTGCGAGATACAGCAGGAATATAACCAGGACCCGCAGAAGGTCGCGGCCGCGTGCCTGGAAGAAACGAACGTCAGGATCCGCGACAAGATTCGAAGAAAGTAGAGGCCAAAAATGAAAATTGGATGCACCGCAGCAGCGATTATTATGACGCTTTTTCTGACTGTAAGCGCGCAATGCGCAGAAACGACGGGGATGTACTCCCAGAATGGAAACGGCGACATATACATCACACAAACAGGATGGACAGCGGTAAACGGCGCGATCTATTACGTACACGCCACAAAAAGCCAGATGTATGACAGACATGAAGCCTGCAGGAATACATTCCGCTGGCGGGGCGACAAGCTCTATTACTTCGGCAATGACGGCCGCATGATCACGAGAAATACAAGGTACATCAAAATTAACAGTGATAATTCCGTCAAATACATCTACACAGCCGGCACAGGCCGCAGGGAACGCTACAACCCCGCGCGCAAACGATACCAGGAAAAGCACCGCGGCAAGTGGCACGACACAGGGAACCAGACTAATATCTGGTGGCGCTGCGACTGGCAGCTGTAACTATGATTGCAATCCTGAAATGTGACCCGCGCAAGCTTCCGGCGCCGCCGAAGTACGCGACCATAACAAACAGACAGATCGTGCCGGTGACAAAGAAACCAAAAACACCGAAACCGCGCAAGGAAGAGAAAAGAAGCAGCACACAGCGCGGATACACACCGGCACAGCAGCAAGTGATCTACACCATGCGCAAACAGGGCTTTTCATACGATGCGATCAGCAAAGAGATCGGGAAAAGCCCGAACGCAATCCGCAAGTTCGCAATAAAGCGCTGGGGAAAGGAAGTAGAAGTTGATCGATATCAAAACCGAAAAGGGCAACACGGAGATCAGGGAGATCAGCGGGACGGTGCCGGAGCTGATAACTGACTGCGTGATAATAATCGGGATCGTCTCAAGGACAATGGAAAAGCACAACCTGAAGCATGCGAGCGCATTAAAGGACATGCTGAAAGATGGATATTTTGCAGAGAAAGCGCTGCTGTCATGCGAAGGGAAACACCCGGAAACAACAACGCAGATTAGCAAAAAAGCAGTGACCGAAGGACTGTTTGCCATGCAGAAACTTATGGAAAAAGTCGCGAAAGGTGAAAATTATGTTGCTGATTGAAAGCCCGGAATTCGCCGGAATGCGGGGCATGTGGAACCAGGCGCTTGACGGCGTCCTGCGGAAGATGGCGGCGGACAACAATCCGCAGGGGTCTGTCACGCTGAAGCTCAACATTGAGCTGACATATCCGACTGTAGAAACACTGATAGGCAAAAGGACGGCAAAGGTGCCGAACTTTGATTACAAGATCACTACCAATGTACCGCAGACATACACATTTAAAGAAGATCTGACCATGGGACAGGTTGAAATGGAATACACGCCTGAATCAGGCGTAACGCTGAAAAGGCTGCCAGGCCAGATGACGCTTGAACAGTACGAAGAGGAAAGCGAAGAAGATGACACTTGAATGGCTTGAAGCCTTCCGGGACTCACACCGCGGAAGCTACCGGCCGGCGGGCATTTGCCTGGCATGTCGTCGCGGATCCGGATGCAATGGCCGAAGATACAGGAACAGCTGCGGGTCCTTCGTTCCCAGGGAACCGAAAAGACAGGAATGGGAAGAAAAATATGCGGACCTGCTGCGGAAAATGATGGAGCCGCACATAGGAATAGACGAAATGCGCGCCTTCGGGAATGCAGGGACCTGCAGGCGCGCAATGCTGGACATCCACGGATTCGAAGAAAAAGACCTGCAGAAAATCGAAGACAGCATAGAAGAACTGAAAACAGATACCGGCCGGCACCGGCTGCAGAAATTAAGGTGGAAAATATGATTTTACAGACAAGTATAGATAATCAGCTGCCGCCGTGGATGGTATCCGCGGGCGCTGTCCTGATCCTGATCATGCTGGCGGGCGTCGTCCTGACCATAGGGCGGGACATATACAACATTTGTTTGGGATGGAACGCATGCACCCGATCGGAGAACTGCGCACGCGGGTCCAATGTGCCGACGCCGACAAAGATCCCGGAAATGCCGGCAAAGACAAAGCTGAAGCTGGTGCGCCACACAGGCGTAGATCTGGAAGAGATCACGCTGAAAGGAAGAAAAGAAAATGATCGTACTGCAGGGGACCGGCTGGAAGATGATGATCCCGGACGAGAGCATAACGGACATTAAACCGCTTGCTGGTACATATCCGCGGATAGGCTTCTTAGTAGAAAACAATCCCATACAGTTTATTAAACACTTCGAGACCGAAGAAGAACGCGACGCGGCTGTGGAGCGGATCCGCGCCGCCAGGGCGCAGAAGGTACAGGCCGACAGCATCATGAACGCGGAAGCCGCGCGCGCGCTGGAGATGGCAAAGGAACGGACAGAGATAGAACTGGACCGCATGCGCGAACAGCAGCGAGAAGAACAGGAACACAGAGAGAAAAAGCGGCGGCAGAGGGCGGCCGAACGCCGGAAAGCGGAAGCAGAAAAACCGCGTGCAGACGTCCGGCCGATCACCCTGAAGGACGGCGTCAAGTGGAAGCCCACACAGGAAGATTTCGAAGACTGGATCAGGATGTTCCCGGACGTCGACGTAAAACGCGAATTTGACAACATGCGGCGCTATTGCCTGGACAAACCGCAGAAGCGCAAGACGGCCCGCGGGATCAAAAGATTCGTTACGAACTGGCTGGAACGCACCAGTGCGGACCAAAAGGAAGAGACAACCGGAAGGAAGCGCACCGGATGGGCGCAGGGAATGGAACAGCAGGATTATGACATTGACGCCCTGGAGAGGGAACTGCTGGCAGAGGGAGCCGAACAATGATTAGAAGGAAAAGACGGAAAACATCACCGACCAGATACATCGACGACGTCCAGATCTACAAAAAGCAGGACAAAGAGACCGGCGAACCGATAGAAGTCGCCTATTTCGATGTATGGGTCAGGAACCAGATTGGTGCAAGCTGGAATGATCAATTTAATTTCATGCTGGAAACTATGCGGATGGGCCTGGAAGAAATACAAGAGTACTGGAAAGGCCTGCGCAATGAATTTTATTCCTGGTGCCGGGCAAACGATATAAAAGGCTGGGGCGTCCATCTGTATGACGACGGCAAAAGGAGATTCTACTAATGGGCGATTTACGCTATTGTTTCGAACAGCAATATGTCGAAAGGACCCTTGGACTGACAAAGTCCAGGGGGCTGGCCGTCGTAGATCTGGAAGGCGTCACGACTTCCGCGATCAATAAGGCACTGGCCAGAAATGTTTTTATCTATGCATATCTCAATGCGGGCGCGCTGGAAAAAGGCCGCCCGTATTATGGCACATTCAAAAATTTCAGACTGGAACAATATGAAGGCTGGCCGGGTGAATACTGGATAGACCCGACCGCAAAGGGCTGGCGCAGCCACCTGATCAACCAGGCGGCTGCCCTGAAGAAGCGCGGCGCGATCGGCCTGTATATGGATAACTTAGATATCTATTACATGGTCAAAGAAGGCTTCGAAGAGCAGAAAGCCGATATGATTAGAACAATTCCGGCTTCCGGGCTGGTATACGAAGCCCTTGCAGACACGATCTGTCAGATCAGCAAGACCGGCATGATCATCATGCCGAACGGCGGCGACATGTTCGTCCGCAAATTTATCAAAGAGAATCCGGGAGTGATCAAAACGATCAACCAGGAAGGAATCTGTTACGAAAACAAAAAAGCACAGTCAAAAGAAGAGAAGAAATACCGCACTGAATATGTGGATTGGTGCAAACGCCAGGGCATCTATATCAGGGGCATCGAATACCCTAAGAACAGCGCGCAGGCACTGATCGCGAAAGCATATTACAAGAGACACGGCTGGCAGGGCATATATATCAGCTACCACAAAGACCTGCGGGGGGATTGAAGAATGGATAACTATGATCTTAAACTGTGCCCGTTCTGCGGGACTAAGGCAAAAGTATCAAAGACAAAGTTTAGATATAAACACAATGCAATAGAAAGGGCAAAGCATACGGTTTATGCAATAGGGTGTTCTGATCCTGAATGTATCCTTTATAACAATGGCATGCAGGCGCGCCTGTTTTTTACAATTTCGAAAGATGGATTAGAAAACATGAAAAACCGATGGAACCGGCGCACAGTTGAAAAATAAAACATTATATATAGAAGATTCACCACACACTTCGAAGTGCTTCGAAGTGTTTCGAAGTTCATAAGCAGATTAAAATTACAACTTGGTTTTCGGAAGGCGGCGAAAAATGCACATTCGAAGAAAGTACAGAATGCCCAACAGCATAGAAGTGCAAGAGTTCAATTCTTCGAAGTGTCCTGGACTAAGCAGGCCGCGCCGCCAGAAGGCAGAGAAGACGCCCGAACAGATCGTCAAAGCGAACCAGCGCAGGAAACAGAGAGAATGCAGCCGGATGGTAGAAACCTATTTCAACGAAGACGACGGCGCGATCACGCTGACATTCAGGACAGAGATGCGCCCGAAGAGCATGAAAGAAGCTTTAAAGATCTTCACGGCGTTTACAAGATACCTGAAGCGGGAATACAAAAAGCGCTTTTATGATCTCTTCTGGATCCGGAACGTAGAAGTCGGCCCGCGTGGAGCCTGGCATATACACATGCTGATCAACCGGATCGAAGGCATGGAGCTGCTGATCAATGACTGGTGGACAACACGATACGGCGGCGCTTTCCTGCAATATCTCAAAAACTGGAGAGACCAGGGCAAGGACATCGGCGAATACATTTCAAAGACAAAAGTCACAAGCGACGAAGTCGTCGAAACATCATGGGGACACAGCCGGAACATTCAAAAGATACAGCCAGAGGATAAAATCATATCTGGCCACCGCATGCAGGACAAGCCGCGCATTCCGGCCGGCTGGTACCTGGACAAAAACACAGAATACGAAGGCGAGACCGCGGAAGGCTATCCTTACCGCACATACACCCTGCGCAGACTGGAACCGCGCCGGATAGATCACAGACTGACGCCGGCGCAGATCCGGAAGATGCAAAGACCGAAGAGGAAGAGGAAGAAAAAGAAATGTTAGAAATATTTGACGGCGAAAAACTAAAAGGGGCATTCCTTCGTGAAGGCCCGGTCTTGCGGGTGGCATACCCGACACTAACGGAAGAACCTTTTAGGCATACCATGACAGCGGAACACTGCAGATACATGGACCTGATCACAAGCCGAAAAGAGTATGGAACAGACAAGGAAGTCCGCAGCCGCTGGCGGATTATCCTGCGCGAAGGAACAGAAGAAGCAATTATTAACGAGCTGGAAAACATCGGCCTGGTCGAAGTGCCGAAGGGCGCAGAAGATCCGGAAGACCTTAAACGGGTATGGGTAAAGGGATGACTGTACAGGAATTTTATAACTGGTGCAAAGACAACAAGCTGACTGATGCAAGCATTGTGATATGCATAGATGGAGCCTGCAATGCAAAATTCACAGAGAAGGATATCGTGGAGTATGGGGAAGCGATTTCGATGAACAAGCCTGTTAGTAAATACGTCATGATTGAAGTGCAGACTTGACGGGGGACAAGAATGATCAAATACCCAAAACCACAGAGCAAGAAGAAACGCCAGCGCCATGCCGAAAGCATCATGCAGGTCAAAAACGGACGCTGCTGGTTATGTGTCCGCGCATTCGGCAATTATACAATCTACAGAACAATCCACAAGCACCATGTATTTTTCGGCCAGGGCCTGCGACGGATCAGCGAAGAGCATGGCTTTATTGTCTACCTGTGCCCGGAACATCACACGATCGGGCCGAAAGCCGTACACAGGAATCAGGCAGTGAACCGCTTCGTGCAGGCTGCCGTTCAGCGCGAATATGAGAAGACGCACACCCGCGAAGAATTCATGGAGCTGATCGGCCGCAATTACATCCAGTAACCAATGCGCGGACATATCAATCGCCGTATTGATTACATCCACATACGCATTGACATAACACAAAAACAAAGGCCGCACTGGATAGTCCCACGGAAAACTGACAGATCGGCATCATGCAGGCCCGGCACGGCGGCCGGACCTGCAGAAAGGAGACAGGCCTGTGAAGATCACACGCGCAGCACTTAGTAATTACCGCAAGGCTATGAAATGGATCCGTAAGATAGACAAATGGATCGACTCCATTGAAGACCCGGAAGTCAGACGTGCGTTTGATCTCTATTACAGGCAGGGGCACACATGGCGGCAGATCGCGCAGGAGACCGGCGGGATCTACGACGAAAACTATTTCAGGATCGTGCTACGCGACAGATATCTTAAAAAACGCGGAATTGTCAGATAGTTCGCTTTTTTGAAAACGTAAATGATACGCTGATTTATGGGACCACCTGACAGCTCCCGTAAATCCCTATGGGCGCCACGGGAAACCGGGGCGCTTATTCGTGGGATAAAACAAATAAAACAAAGGTTGTGATTTACATGGCAGGCAACGGAAGACCGCAGAAATATGCGGAATATGTACAGCCCTACCTGGAAGACATCAAGAAGATGTCGCTGTCCATGACAGAAAAACAGATAGCTGAAACACTTGAAATCAGCTATTCGACATTCCGAAAATACAAGGATGAATATCCGGCATTAAAAGACGCGCTAAAAATTGGACGGCGCCAGCTGGTAGTGAAACTGCATTCTGCGCTGATCAGAAGGGCAGAGGGCTACGACTACGAAGAGACCAAAACGGTGAAGCGTGAAGGCAAGGTAGTCGAGACCCAGATCACGAAGAAGCATGTGCCGCCGGACGTCGCAGCGATCAATCTGGCCCTGAAAAATTTCGACCGCGACAACTGGGCGAATGACCCGCAGCAATTAGAGTTACACAAGCGGGAGCTAAGACTCAAAGAGAAACAGATCAAAAACAACGACTGGTAAGCAAAGGGGACGACAATGGCCTACGGCTTTAACGAGGACAAAGAGAAAGTTCAGGTATACAGCGAAGAAGATATAGGGCTGATCGTGCAGCAGTTAATGCTTAACGTTTACCCTGTCGGCGCGATCTACATGTCCGCGGACAATACGGACCCGTCGGAATTGTTCGGCGGCACCTGGGTAAGATGGGGCGCCGGGCGTGTGCCTGTATCAGTCAGTGAACAGGACACGAACTTTAACACCGTCGAGAAGACCGGCGGCGCTTCGGCCGTGACGCTGTCAATGACACAGATCCCAGCGCACAATCATACAGTGCCGCGGCATACACACACCGCAACGGCCGCGCCGGCAGGGGCACACACGCACCACGTGCAGCGCTGGCAGGCGACATCTTCCACCAGCGGCGGCACAAGGTACCTTGCACAGGGCGACATTGACAACACGTCGACAACATCCAGCGCAGGCGAACACACGCATGATATTGTCGTTGGAATGTCTAAAGATTCTCAGACAGGCAACACCGGCGGAAGCGCAGCACACAGCAACCTGCAGCCATACATCACCTGCTACATGTGGAAGCGCACAGCATGATTACACTGGACAACTTTTATACATCAAAGCCATGGGTGAAGCTGACGCACCAGATCAGGCTGTCACGCCTGAACGCTGACGGCGAACTGATCTGTGAACACTGCGGCCGTCCAATCGTGCAGAAGTATGACGCGATCTGTCACCACAAGAATTATTTGACGCCGGCAAACGTGGCCGACGCCAGCGTCGCCCTGAACCCTGACAACATTGCAGTCGTACATCATGCCTGTCACAACAAGATACACGACAAGCTGGGCGCGGTCCGGCGCGAGGTCTTTCTGGTCTACGGTCCGCCATGCAGCGGCAAGTCGACCTATGTCGACAGTGTGATCGGCAAGACTGACCTGCTGGTAGATATCGACCTGATCAGAAAAACAGTATCAGGTACCCATACACACACACTTGTCCCGGCGCTTAATCCGATCATCTTCGGAATCCGTGACTATCTGTATGACAGCATAAAGACAAAGCGGGGATACTGGAAAAACGCCTATGTCGTCGGCGGCTATCCGCTGATATCGGAGCGCGAAAGACTATGTAATCAGCTGGGAGCCAGGGAGATATACATCGACACACCGCGCGACGAATGCCTGCGCAGACTGCAGGCATCACCGGACGGCAGAAATTTGAACGAATGGGCGCGCTTTATTGACCAGTGGTTCGACAGATACACCCCCCGGGCGGCTGTTGAATGACTGGCAAGGGTAAC